TTAACTCTGCTAATAACAACATACATTTCTGGCAGTCAATTAAGAATCCTGTTTCTCTTTGTTCATGGATTACTTTTGCTACTTCATGTTCTATTATTACAGACTTAGCACTAAATCCTTTAGACTCAAACTTTAAACGGTCATAAACTTTTAAATTTAATTTAACATCATTGATGCAATATTCTAACATCTCTGGTGTAAACGAACTCCAAGCCTGCTCGTTATCTTCACCATAAGATCCCTTTAAAAATTTTAGTCTATAACCCCAAGCTTCTAATCCATGGCCGCCTTCTCTGACTGGATCAAACAATCTAGATAAAACTAAAGTATCTACTATTTTTTTATCTGATAAATCTAAATTTTCTATTTTAAGTAGAGCAGGTAAATCATAACCTATAATGTTATGTCCAATAAGTTTAGTGGCTGTGCTAAGAAACTCACAACCCTCGCGTATCTGAGTATTGTCAAAACTATAGACTTCTTGCGTGTCTGCATCTATAGCAACAATACAAAAAATTACTGTTGGTTCTAAGCCATCTGCCTCTATATCAAAGACAAGATTCATATTACTTCACCACACTCGTAGTCATCTACTTCGCTTAGTCTACCAGTTTGTAAATCATATTTTAAGTAGCCTGCGATTCCTGTCTCGCCACTAAACCTATTCTTTAAAACTCTAATGGTAGTCATGTTTCTTTCTTCGGGATCTTCTGCCTGTCTATTACCCTCAAGTGCAATCGCAATATTACTTAAATGAGCTATAGCATTTGACCCTCTCAAATCTCCAAGCCTTACTCTACCACCTTCTTCATGGCTATTTCTACCATTACTTGCTTTACTAAGGTGACTTATAGCAATAAGACTTACACCTGTTTCTTCTACAACTGCTCTAAGATGATGCATCACAGAGTCAATGGCTTTTCGTTCATCGTTGTTAGACCCCAAAGCCATCCCAACTAATATACTTATATGATCTAATACAATAACACCACAATCTTCTGCTTTTGCTAAGTACTTCATCTTATTTAACACGCTGTCCATATCAAACTTACCTACGTGTCTTAAGAAAAAGAATCTTCCGCCTGCTAGTATATCATTATAGGCTTTTTCTTTTTCTTCTAATGAAATACTCTCAGCTAATTTAGGTTTTTTGTGGATATTAGATGGATCTTTAAGAATATATTTAATCATTTGCTCTCTAGTAGGTAGATGTAATGGCTTATTGGCCGACAAAGACATCAAACCTAGTGCCGCAGTAGCTACATTCTCTTCTAAAGATATAACACCTATTTTTTCTTCGGTATTCTTAAATATTTCCTCTTGGATTTGTTTTACTACAGTAGATTTACCTACCCCTGTACCTGCTGTAATAGTAATTAATTCTGATTTTCTCATACCATACAACATAAGATTTAAACAATCCCAAGGATAGCTACAATAAGGCATAGCCAACTCAGACATAACCTCATCATGTAAAGTATTACTAACAACTATTCCGTCAGGTATAAATCTTTCTGACCTCCACCAAGCTTCTACAAAAGCTTTAGTGTTATTGCTAGCAAGATAATCGCAAGCATCTTTGTGTGGCTTAACGTGTTTCATTACTAAAGCTTTACCACCAAAAAGTTCTGCTACTTCTTTAGTGGCTTTAAGTCCTACATCATCGCCATCAAAACAGATAACAATATTTTTAAATTTATCAAGCCACTCAAAACATTTCTTGCAGTCTTTTAATGCGGAGCTTCCAGACTTAACAGAAACAACAGGATACTTACTACCTGTCATCTGAAATGCGGCCATAGCATCATCTTCACCCTCAACTAAAGTTACATATTGATATTCTGTAGTAAACTCATTCATACCAAATAAGTCTGACTGTGATGCTTCTCCAACCCAACTAAACTTCTTATCTTTAATCTGTCTAATTTTTGTGGCAACTAACTCACTACCATAGTGATAAGGGTAATAAATTCTATCTACCACGTTATAACTATTTTTACTAATTTTAACACCGTATTTTCTACAGGTCTCTTCATATATCTTTCTATGTTCAAGAGGCCCAAAGAACTTTGTGCTATCTAAACCTGTGTTTAATCTTCTTACAAAATTATTATTATCCATCTGGTCTGTATACTCATCATAGTTTCTATAATAATGTTCGCAACTAAAACAAAACCCGGAGCCATCTTCATTGACGGACACCGGGTCTGAGCCACCACAAACCTTACATGGTAAATGGTATTTAACGAAAGTCATTGTTACTCCTCTGCGTTATCTGGCTCCTCTGTTTCAATTATAGCTTCATCAACTAAGTGCTCACCCATGCTACCGTTTAAAGTCATTATGGATGCTCTAGCTAAAGTTACTTCTAACTCTGCATTACGTAGTCTATTTTGAGCATTAACTAATACACCGAAAACTGACTGCCCTTCTGGGGACAGCTTGCTTACATCGTATCGTACATCGTCTTGAATAAAGACTAATTGTGGTGCTTGTGGTTCAGACATTATATTATCTCCTCTTCACCTTCGATTGAAAACTCTGCTCCATCTGGTATGGCTTCAGGTTCAACTAACTCTATTACTTGAACAGCTTGTAAATCTAAGCCTCTAAAGTCTTTACCTTTCCAAGTAGACTCCCATTCTTTATATTGCACTTTGACATGTGAGCCGTTACCAACACGATAATCGACAGGGTTTTTAAATTTATCTACTAACTTAGGTGCAGGTCTAATCATACCATTAGGCCCATGCACTTTTCTTTTGATAATTAAAGCCGGGCCTTCTTCCATATCTTTAATGTTAAAACCTCTAGATTTGAAGTCATCTGCTGTCGGCTTATCAACAACTAAGTTAACTGTATAAACGTGATCAAAATTAGTATTAGGTACGGTAATGCTTGCCCAATACGCTTTTCCTTCTACTATTGCCATAGTATTTTTCTCCTAGTTTTTAATGTGAGTGTGAATGAAATCACACGATGGTTTGATTGTCAAACATATATCAATCAAATTTAATCTACCAACCTATAAACAGCAGGTCTACTTGTTCCGCCATATCTGTTTTTAACTTGGTAAGTTTCTGTTTCGATATTCATGCCGCGTTTTCTAAGTCTAAAAATAATATCAGATAAACGGTGAATACCTAATTCATAGATAGCAGTAGAGCTACCTAATGCTTTATGCTTTTGTAAATAATCTACAACAGTTTCTGTTTGTGTCATAACAATCTCCTATTTAAAATATTTCATTAGCGGTTCTATATTCATCTAACAATACCTGCATAAACTGTCTTTTATTTATTTCAAAACCTAATGTATCTGAATGGTTTTTTTGGAGTACTTCAAACTCTTTATAAACTGATTCAGGTATAGCTATCATTAGTTGACGTTGTTTACTTTCTTTTTTTGGTCTTCCTCTACTCATTTTAAAAATCTCCAAGTTCATATACTTTACCATAAGTTATCATACAAAAAGGAATTAGCATTACTATACCTATAAATGCAAATGCTTGTACTCCTATTATATTATCTCCTGTTACCCATATAGGTCTTGATTCTGTAAACTCAATATCAAAACCTACTCCTGTTCTAAAATTAAATGTTAAATGAAAACCTAATAACTTAAATGTCATGCTACTTCTCCAAGTATTTTATTCATTAATTTTTCTCTATCATTATCATTTAAAGATTTCCAATGATGATAATTTAAAACATGTGTACATATATTATCTATAGTAAAACCAAACTTTAATAAAGTACTTATTCGTTCAGATAAAAATGGAGTTATTTTTATTTCATCTATTGTATTTATCATGCTACCTCCAAGTACTTTGTAAATGTTTTTCTAACTAAGTTTTGTCTATCATTTCTAATTGAAGCTATATTAGCTTTACCTCTACTAGTAGTAGCGTTTGCATGAGTAGACCAATCTGTTAAAGCATTATAAACAGACCACAGATTACTACCTAAAGTTGGTTTATATTTATTTTTATAAACATTCCAAACGTATTCTAAATTATAGTTCTTTCGCTTTAATTTATTTAAGTTATCTTGAGGATAAGTGGGTACTTTATAATCAAATTTTAATTTAGAATTTGTAGCCTTTACAAACAAATCCCATACTTTATCATTTGTAACTATAGTTCTACCTAACTTAATCCACAACTCACGTTCATTATTAAATATATCTAATGATTTACATATTAAATTAGCACCATGCTCAATGTTTAAAGACTTTGTATGTTTAGCTTTATAAATACCTATACCACCAGTTATAAACACTTGTAAGTTAGTACAAGCATGTTGTGTAGCGGCAACACTAATCATAAAAGGCCATGTTTGATCATATGATGTTGTACACAATAAACTTAAAGATGCTTTATCGCCATCACAAGTTTCATAGGTATGGGCAGGTAAATCATACTTAACAAAAAGTCTAGAACCATTATGACTCGTAGTAATTTGTTCTGTGATTCCTGCTAAATCTAAATCAGAACGCTCAATAATATTTCTAGTATTATTTATTAGTGCTCTTGGTTGTACTGGTACATAGTTATTACCATGAACTCCTAACTCTTCACCAGTATCAGTTCTATATAATACTGACTTAGAACATAAATTTAAGTCTGTATTATAAGTTGGATATTCTTCTGAGTAATACATCAAAGCTCTCAATTTAACTTCAAAGTCAGCAGATCCATATCCATTAGCTCTAAGGTCATCAATGGGTGTCTTAGCAGTATATCCCCAAGATGCCAAATCATTTATATGTCTTACAGTCATAGTTTCTCTCCAGTTGTTTAAGTTTAAAACTCTTTTACTAATTTAGATTTTATTTTAAATTTTCTTACTGCATCATCTGCGATTATAAATACATGTTGCCATTTATAACCTTTCTTTACTCTCCAACCATGATACCAACCACCCTTCCAAACTCTTACAGGTGTATACCCTCTATCGACTGCCTTTTGATAAGTTGGATCGGGTATTTTATATTTAGAATTAGCCATCAGCTTTCTCCACTATATCGTAATAAATATTATTTAATCTTTGTTCCATCTTTTCTATAAACTTTATGGTGGTTTCATTGACACCTTTATTTCTAGCAATAATTTTACTATTGATAATAATACAACATACATTCCATATTTCTTCTGCGGTGTTGTGTAAGTAACTACTATCTTCTATTGGAAGTTTAGATGTTTTACTTCTTTCTAAAATATATTCATTAAAATCTACAATGTTTTTAAAGTAATCATTTTTATCTACCATTTCATTGTCTCCTCTCCATTTCATTTAAATCTTGATTAGATATTACACCAGATATCTGCACTTTGTGTTGTAGCCATTCAATAAAATATTTATCTAATAATGGTCTACAATTTACCTCAAAGTACATCCAATCACTTTCTCTAAATTTATCTGTAATATATTCTATACAGTCATCTAACAAATCATCTCTATCTTTTATTGTCCATATAGATATGATCCTATCAGCTAACTGCTCGTAAGATTTTTCTGTTGCTTCACAACTCATAATTTATCTCCAGTTATTTAACAAGTCTCTTATTTTAAATAGCTTTTTAGCATGTGCTTCGGATACTTTGACTGGTGTTTTAGTGCCATCATCATTAAGTCTAAACTTAATTTCATCTATATAATTAGAACCAATGTCGGGATAGTACCCGTTGCTTTGTTGTACTTTTATAGTTCTAGTTATGCCTTTGAGATTGTCATAAATCTCTGCAACTCTAGGCTCATGGGATAGCATCGGGATAGCAGTAAGTTCTACCATATCCCCTTTTTTGAGGTCGTTATGTTCAATATACATATGTTTTCTCCAGTTGTTAAATTATAGTTTATTTAGTTTTATATTGCAAATTAATCCTTTTTATATTGATTAACAAGTTCTATATAACTTTGTAAACCTTTAGAAAAATCATTATTATTATTTTCTATTAAAGTTATATGATTTATTAACTTATAAAATAAATTAACTTGTAATTCTTGTAGTTCTAATAAATGGTCAACGTCTTTTCTAAGTTTTATATATTCCATATTTTTAGTCGGTACATCATTAGATGTATTATTTTCTAATGCTTCTAATCTTTCCGCAAAAGTTTCAGCTGAATTATCGTTTTGTAGTTCTGATAATCTATCATCTAAATCGTTATAGTCGCTTTTTAAATCACTAACATCATATTCTATTGAATCTTTAAACTCAGATAACTCATACTCTAGATTATCAACAGTATCTTTTAAGTCATTTACTGTGCCTTCAATGCCTACTGCTAATAGCATATCATTTATTTCTGCTTCTGAAATTTTTACAGATATTGTATGTTCATTACTCATAATATTTCTCCAGTTATTAATTAAAGTTAATGGCTCGTTTTAACCGCTAGGTGAGCCAATCCTAGTTAACTAGGGTGGAGGAACCCCCCGGTTTAAAAGTTAATTCTATCATTCCAGTTGTACCTCTTTTTATATCTGGTAAACAAATGCCAGTACTTAGTTCATCTATCTCATAGTCTGTTAGACAATCTTCACAGACATAATCTGAATTGTCTGGATTAAGACTTGGATCGCAATAGTAAAAATCATATAAACTAAACAAGTCATCTAAATCAAAACGGTCTTGACATCTATCACAATGAATTAATTCCATAGTTATTCTCCAGTTAAGTAGTTAAAGTGAACAGCACTAACGTGGTTACCATCTATCCATTTATCTGATAATGTTGCCAGATGATTGCACCACTTATCCCATAGAGTCTCAGTACCGACACCATGACATAAATCTATATAGTTCTTAATCTTTATATTATTAAGTTCTAAAGCCTTTGAAGTTTTAGGACTAGGATTAAGTCTTAAATCTTTTGGATCAACGCCATATAACTTGATATTGTGGCTATCCATACAACCAACTAGACCAACACATAGCTGACAAACAAACCCTGCTTTAGCAACTCCAAGCCCTCTAACTTTTAAGAAGACTTTCATAAGTGAAAATGCTTTATCAGCATCAGACTTACTAGAGTTAACAACAGCCATCATCTGGCTATAGATTTTATGTTTATTGGATTTTAGATATTTATAAGTAGATAGCTTGTTACCCCAGATAAATCTGGATGATTCACCATTGGCTCTAGCATCTATCATTTGATCACCAACAGACCACCAAGGTTGTTGGATACTTAGAACTACCATAAGTATAACATCAGACATATTATCTGCTGATTTTTGGGCGTAGTTCTGACAGTTTACAGCATCAGTTCTGTACATAAGACTCTCCAGTTATGTTAAAGTTAAAGCTAGTTTTGTTTTCCCATAGAGGACTAGCAACCCCTATAACTCTATGTTTTTACTTACAAGAGTTATGCAAGTTTTGTGACTTGAAAGCCCCAAGCCCAAAAACCATTGGTTAGACCTACTATACATTCTCTATCTCTTACAAGATTCCAATGTATCCAATCTACATCATCTCCAACTTTTGTGCCGGGTTCAACTATAGTAATAGAATCTACCTCTGCTAGTTCCGCAGTCTCAGAACCCCAAGAGCCAGACCACATAACTTTATCACCTATATTTAAAAAGTTTCTATTAATTGATTGCATTGCTTTCCTCCAGTTCTTCATTAGTTAATTTACAAGCTAAATTCCAAGCCATCATAGCGGCTAACCAAGCTATTGCCTTTTCTTGGCCACTAAAGCTATTTAGTCTATTAATTAAATCATCCATATCTTTCGGTGTTACAAAGGTTTTCTCTTCTTTAATTTTCATCATTTTCCTCCAGTTTATTTAAGTTACTTTAAAAAGAAGTTCACAAGGAACTTCTTCTTTTTAAAGTAACTAAATAGTTTGCCGTAATATCGACATAAGATATATAGACTTACCGACAATAGTTTCCTACCTCTGTAAGGGATCGCCTTTTCGGGTCGTCATGTTTCCTTCAGCATAACTGATAACTTTATCTAGAGTTAGTTATCTCGTTAGTCAGCTCGTCTATATATCTATGCCATAGAACTTAAATAGTTTTAATTGTTATCCAGATTAATGTTAGCCATAGAACGAAAACAAGTGTTAAAGCTATTTGGAATAAATCTTTACTACTGACCATAGATTTATTTCTATTTCTTTTTAATTTTCTATTTCTCACAACTTCCTCCAGTTAGTTAATATAATCTATAAAGACCACTACCAGTAGACGATAATGGTCTTCTATAGATTATACTAGCCTTGTCTATCAAATTCTATAAGAGCTAGAGAATCTTCTATTTCTTGAATGATTATATCTATATCCATTACTTGGCCTCCAGTAGTTGTATTAGCTTAGTTAAATTAGATTCTAGATTAGTAATTCTAGTATCT